AAAAAGCCAGCAGCGCCGGAAGGGAATCCGCAAAGAAACGCAACGAACGCTCAACGGACGTTCAACAGACGCTCAACGGACGTTCAACAGACGTTCAACCAACCAAGAACCAAGAACCAAGAACCATAAACCATAAACCACTTAAGGTGGCTTTCCAGCCACCAACGCTCGAGGAGGTGATCAATGAGATGACGGGTAGGACGCAAGACCCAACGCACGAAGCAAACAGATTCTTGGCTTACTACCAATCGAACGGATGGAAGGTAGGCAGGAACCCGATGAAGAGTTGGAAAGCAGCAGTCACCAATTGGGTGACTAAGACGCAACAACCGAAACTGATCGACAGTTCCCAGACGGGGCTGGCGGCCAGGCTAACCGACACTAGCTGGGTGTAACCATGAAGTCTGAAATCATCGAAGCCTACGGTTGGCTCTGGCACGAAGTGGCGCAAGGGACAAAAACGCGAAAGGCGTATCAACTTTTGTCCCAGGTATTGACCGCAGAACAGCGGAAGGCTGGGATTGAGAAGGCGAAGTTGAACGGAGCGGGGAAGCCATGCCGTGGCTAATATCAAATGCGTTGATGAAGGCTTACGAGAACTCGCGCTCTTCGCAGGCGCAGGGGGCGGAATCCTTGGTGGACACTTGCTCGGATGGCGAACCGTCTGCGCAGTCGAGTGGGAACCCTACCCAGCAAGCGTACTTGCAGCCCGACAGAATGACGGCATTCTCCCGCCTTTCCCGATTTGGGATGACGTTCAAACCTTTGACGGCAGACCGTGGCGAGGACTTGTTGATGTGGTATCGGGAGGATTTCCTTGCCAGGACATTAGCTCCGCAGGAAAAGGAGCAGGGATTGAAGGAAGCCGATCCAGTATGTGGAAGCACATGGCACGAATTATCGGTGAGGTACGACCTCGATTCGCATTCGTGGAAAACTCACCAATGCTTGTGGGACGAGGACTTGCCGTGGTCATCAGTGACCTTGCCGAAATGGGGTATGACTGTCAGTGGTGCATTGTTTCGGCATCCGACTGCGGAGCGCCCCATAAAAGGGACAGGCTATGGCTTTTGGCCCACTCCACGCAGTTGCAGTGCAATGGCAGCAACAATAACGCCGGAGTCAGCGTGGGATCAGGACAGGTTCCCGAATCTAGAGACGATGGTTGGGCGCAAGCAATGGCCGACGCTACAAGCATCAGACAACAGGAACAGAGGCAATCTTGGTTCGGGAGCGATCCAGCGGAGGCAAGAGAAGGGGAAACAGATCATGCTTTCGCAGAGCGTGTCGGACATATCTGGGGCATTGAATCCCCTGTGGGTCGAGTGGCTGATGGGGTGGCCGCTAGGGTGGACAGACTTAAAGCCATTGGCAACGGACAGGTTCCAATCGTGGCTGCAACAGCATGGAGAATTTTGACTGAGGGCAAAGTATGAAATCAGCGCTTGAATTCGTATTAGCTTGTACTGTAATTGGTTTATTCGTTATTGCTTGTTTACCATCAACTGGCTTTTAGGAGGCCGCATGGATCAGAAAAAAACCATACTTGATCTGCTAAAGAAGGGCGAGACGCTGACCGGATTAAAGGCGTTACGGTTAGCAGGGACGATGAAGTTATCCACCAGGATCGGTGAGCTTGAAAGGCAGGGTCATGTCATCCACAAGGGTTGGACGAAGACCCCGAAAGGCATGAAAATCAGAACTTATTACATGGGAGCTTGAAATGTTTGAACAAAGACCAAACAGCGGTGCCATTTTCAACAACAACCAAAAGCAAAAGGACAGCCACCCCGACATGCGTGGCGACTTCAACATCGACGGGCAGAAATACTCTATCTCTGGCTGGTGGAAGACCGGCAAGAAGGGGGAGTTCCTTTCCGTGAGTATCCAAGAATGGAAGGCACCGGAGTTGTCAAAGCAGGTTGAGGTAAAACCGACCCGTAAACAGCCGGTCGTTACCAAAGATGATTTTCCAAGCGACGAGATTCCTTTCTGATGAAAAAAGTCACCAAAAAAGAGATTGCCCAGATTCGTGCGTTATATCCTCAGTTCTGCCAGGCTGAGATCGCCGAACAACTGGGTATCTCAAGACAGCAGGTTCATTACCATTTGAGTGTTGCTGGGGTGATCCTGCCGGGTAAAAGGGCGCAGAGAGACCCTGAAACGGGTTTGTTTATGACTCTGCAAAACCGGCAGGACATTGAGTTCAGGCGACAACTCAACCCCGTAATGACCGCATGGCAGAGTAGGAGTATTCGTGTTCGCCCATCCGAAAAGACCGTGGAAGCTGGCAGCGGAAATCTGCCAGCTATCTCTTGAGGAGCGGAGGAAGGCTTTAGACCTGATCGACCCGATGTTCCGAGATCAAGTCAAAACCCACTTGTTAAACTATTTCGAGCGCAGAAAACATGGAATTAAAAACGCTCGCCCAGCTCGCTATGGAAATGGCGAAGATGAGGGCCGATATCGAGGCCGGGAAGACTATTGAGCTTTCGTGGTCGGCTGAGAAGGGCAAAACGCCAACGCAGAGGAATTCCCTTCACCGGTGGTTGGAGTTGCTCGCGGATGAACTGAACGCCGGAGGATTTGATCAAACGGTTTGGTTTAAGAAGTACGCGAAGGCTGGCATTTCTTCAAGGTGGTCGAAACACTCGGTGAAGGAGACCTTTTACAAGCCGGTTCTGGAATCCCTGACTGGGAAAACCTCGACCGAGGAAATGAATACCGTAGAACCCAGCGAGGTCTGCCAGATTGTAGGGCAGGCACTTTCCCAAAGATTAGGAATCACTCCCCCGGCATGGCCGACGAGGTTCGAGTGATCCACTACCATGGAACGCCTATCGGTGGATCGAGGCAGGACGTAGCTAGATTTTTGATGGGAAGGCACGCGCTGGTGCCATATCCACGGCGGGATGACTTGGGTGTTGTCGCAGAATGCTGCAAATCATTTGTCTTTGATAATGGCGCGTTTTCGGTTTGGAAGCGTGGCGAAAAGTTGGACGTTGATGGATACAGCCGGTGGGTTTGCGAATGGTGTTGCCATCCTGGGTTCGCATGGGCATTGGTGCCGGACGTGATTGGAGGCTCTGAAGAAGAAAACGACGATTTTATTGTGCGTTGGTGTGACGAGGGCTTGAGAAAGTATGGCGTGCCTGTTTGGCATTTGCATGAGTCTTTAGAAAGGCTGGAGAAGCTCTGTTATGACTGGCCGATGGTTGCGCTAGGTAGCAGCGGTGAATGGGCGCAGCCTGGCACTGCTGGGTGGTGGGGGAGGATAACGCAAGCCATGAAAGTGATTTGTGATGATCTGGGAAGACCCCGCACAAAACTTCATGGCCTGCGGATGTTGGCACCTGATGTTTTTACTCGCCTACCACTTGCCAGTGCAGACTCTACGAATGCGGCTGTTAATGCGGGGAGTATTAAACGATTTGGGCAGTATCTTCCGCCTTCGTCGGCGCAGCGGGCAGCCATCATTGCCGAGCGCATTGAGAGTCATAATTCAGCAGCGATTTGGCAACATTCAGGGCAGGTGGATTTATGGTGATCTGGAAAGAGTTTACGTTTGAGGCGGCCCACTTGCTGCCAAATGTTCCGGCGGGCCATAAGTGCGGAAGATTGCATGGACATTCTTTCCGCGTTCAAGTTCACATTGATGGTCAACTTGACCCGCTGCTTGGGTGGGTAATGGATTATGCCGATATCAAAGCGGTTGTGCAGCCTGTCATAACAAGGCTTGACCATTATTTTCTGAATGACGTTCCTGGCTTAGAAAATCCGACGAGTGAAGTAATCGCGGCATGGCTATGGAAGCAATTGCAGCCAGAGCTGCCGTCATTGTGCCGCATTGTAGTAAATGAAACCTGCACCAGCGGTTGCGTTTATCAAGAGTAATTACAAAAAAGAGGTTTGAATGTTCATCAAGCGACTAGCAGCAGATTCGTGGTTCTCAAGGTGCGTCCGAGAGGCGGCAAAGTGGAAGTGCCAGCGGTGCGGTGCGCAGCATGATCCTGGCTCGCAGGGGCTTCACTGCGCCCATTTCATGACGAGGGGCAAGTGGGCTACAAGGTTTGATCCGTTGAACGTAGCGGCCCTCTGCTACGGTTGTCATTCGTTCATTGACTCCCGACCCTATGAAAAGGCTCAGTGGTTCGAGGACTTTCTAGGAAAGGGCGTTGCCCAGATCATCCGCGAGAAATCCGAGAACACAAAGCACGGTCTCAAGAAGTGTTTAAAGGAAATCACTAAACATTACAAGGCCGAGCATGAGCGTATCCAGCAGGCAAACCTTGACGGGGTGCCGAACGTAACTGTGGTGGGGTTTCTATGAACTTAAAATCGTGCCCAAAA